AAGGGCAAGCTCGACGAGTTTCTGGAGGGCTATGCGTGGAAGCCGTCCTCCATCGAGGACGAGATCTACGGCGAGGACAAGGACGGGTTTACGAAGAACGCCCTGTGGCAGCAGATCGAGGTCTGGAAGTGCTTTGTCAATGTGGACGGGGAGGACGTGTATTTCCTCTCGCTTCGCGGCGAGCACATGCTCACCGAGCCGGAGCGCGTCGAGGACAAATGGCCGTGCAGGGGCAGGCCGTATATCCTGGGCGGAATCATACCCGACTCCGGGCTCGTGTACTGGCCCTCGTTCCTCGAAATCGTGGAAGGGCTCCAGCGGGAGATGAACGCGATTCGGAACCAGCGCAGGGACAACGTGACTCTGGCGCTCAACAAGAAGCTGCTGGTCAGGCGCAACACCGGGATCGACACAAACTCGCTGCTCTACTCGCGCCCCGGCGCCCCCATCCTGGGCGACGACATCGGGGAGATGGCCGTGCGCGAACTGAGGTACGAGGACGTGACCTCAAGCTCGTACAAGGAGCAGCAGATCAACGAGCAGGCGTTCGAGGAGGCAACCGGGATCACCCCGTACAACATGGGTACTCAGCGTCCCGGCATGAACCCGACCGCGACCGGCGTGTCCATCCTCACCGAGGAGGCGAACACGGTCAACGCCATGGAGCTCAGGATCATCAACGAGACGTTCATGGTCCCCATGCTTCGCATGCACGCTCAGTTCGAGCAGGCGTTCGAGAGCGAGGAGATCATGCGCTACGTTGCGGACGAGGAGGGGATCGACTTCGACTCCGTGTGGACGGACGAGGCGATAGAGGGGGAGTATCACATCGAGGTTGACGCCGGGATCGGCGCCACCTCGCGGGAGCTGAGGCTCAGGAACCTGGGCATGATGCTGGATCGCGCGATGGCGATCAACACGCAGTACGGCGCCCCGGTCATGAACCTCATCCAGTTCGCCAGGGACGCGATGCCCCTGGCGGGGTTCGAGAACCCGGACAAGTACGTCAACGAGAACGTGCTCAAGATGGTCATGAGCAAGTTCGGGCAGGTGGCGGGCATGAACCTCATGGACCCGACACAGGGACCGGCTCGACTCATCAGTCCGGCAAACAGCGGCGGAAGCCAAGTGGAGAGCATGCAGGGATATGGCGGAGACAAGCAGATCTACAGGTGACGTGAGCCTCGACGAATACATCGGCGAGCTGCTCAGCCGTGCGGACGTTGCGGACAGGCTCAAGGCATGCAGGGGCGACTGCCCCCTGCTCGGCATCATCCGCGACCTTTCGCACAATGCGATGATCGATCTCGTGCAGGTGGACCCCAGGGACACGATCAAGGTCATCCAGCGGCAGGAGGTAGCGAAGCTCTACAACACGATTGACAACGCGATAGACGGCAAGGTCCTGGAGGGCCACGCCGCAGAGGACGATATCACGACCATGGAGGAGGAAGGATATGGCAGCAAAGGATAAGGGACTTCAGGACCGTCAGGCGGACGAGCTGAACACCCCTGTCGAAGACGGGCTGGAAGCCGATTCCGACATCATTTCAAGCAGGGACCGCGACGTGTTCCTCAAACAGTACCAGGAGCACGAGCGAAGCGAGCTCAGAGACCAGGGGTTCGACGAAGACGAGATCCGGGCGATCCTCGGGGAAGACACCGAGGACGAAACCGAGAAGGCGGGCGAACCCGGAGGCGAGCAAGGCAAGGAGGAAAAAGAAGAAGTAGGCGAGGGCGAGGGCGAGGGCGGAGATGACGAAAAGTCAGGAGACGAAGCTGAAAAGGGCGAGGGCGGCGAGGACGAGAAGGAAGGCTCCGAAGGCGAGGATCAGAGCGGCGGAGGAAAACCTGCCGAAGACGCAGCCGAGAAGAAGGAGGCCGAGCACCGAGAGCTGAAGCCCGAGGAGATCCTGCAGGTCAAGATCCCGGTCAAGATAGACGGGAAGGACGGCGAGGTCACGATCGCGGAGCTTCAGAAGTCCTATCAGGTTCAGGGGCATCTCACCCGGCAGCTCCAGCAGGTCGCCGCCTACAAGCAGCAACTCGACAACGTGGGCGCACAGCTCCAGGCCAAGGCCAGGGAGCTTGACGAGCAGTTCAGGGCGTACGAGGAGCAGCTTTTCACGCCCGAGGAGGTCCAGCAGCGCAAGGCGAGGCGGGACCGGGAGCAGGCCGAGAGGGGCTTGCAGTATCAGAACCTCTTTATGCAGTGCCGCAACACGCTGTATCAGCGGCACCCCGACGCGGACAATCTGGACTACGATCCAGACTTCGTAGATTTCAGAGCGAAAAACATGCCGTTCTTGAACGAGCAGTTGCTCAACAACTATGGCCCTGGGGTATTTTTCCCTGCCATGGACATTGCGATGTCCTACTACAAGGATGTCAAGAAGTGCATGGAGGCGCTCCAGCAAGCCCAGGACGCAACCACCTCGTTCAAGAAGGAGCGTGAGGCAGAGTTGGCAAAAAGGGAGAAAGAGCAGAGGGCTGAAAAGAAGAAGGCCAAAGATGTCAAACCGTCTACCGTCGATGCAAAGAAGGGCGGCGACGAGGATGACGAAGCTGAAAATCCAGCAAGCAACAGGGATTACGTCAGATCGCTGGCGAAGAAGCGGCTCGCTGCACAAGGATTGTAAGACAATAAGAAAGGGGAAAATCCTATGCAGTGGTATTTTCAGGCAAACAAAGCGGGATATCTTCATCCGCAGAAGATGTCCAACAAGCTCAGGTACTACCTGACGCCGAAGCTGAGGTTCAGGCAGTTCTGCGACCTCAAGGAGGCGCTCGGCAAGAACGCTGGCGACTCGGTTGACTTCAACATCGTCACGAACGTCACGTCCGGGGCGAATGTCATGGGTATCCGGGAGAAGGACAATATGCCCGAGACCGGATTCCGGGTCAAGCAGGGTTCGGTGTGCGTGGTCGAGTTCGGCAACTCCATTCCGTTTACCGGCAAGTCCAAGGTTCTGAGCAAGTGGGACGTGGAGGTCATCATCCGCAAACTGCTCGCCAGGGACGCGGCCAACACCATCGACAGCAGGATCGAGCTGGAGTTCGACAACACCCTGATGCGGTATGTCGGAACCAGCGCGACTGCAGGGACGATGTTCAGAAACGGCTATGCAGGCATCGCAAACGCGACCGGCATGTACCCCTACCACGTCAAGGAGATCATCGACGATCTCCGCACGCGGGAGGTCCCGACCTACGACGACGAGGATTATGTGTGTCTCGCCACCACGTTCGCGCTTCGCAACCTGAAGGACGAGCTGGAGAAGGTGGGCATGTATACCGAGTCTGGCCGCAAGCCGATTCTGGCTGGCGAGGTCGGTCGGTATTATGGCTGCCGTTTCGTCGAGGTAAACCACGGCATGAGCGCCGAGAGCTTCGATGTCGGCAAGTCCTCGGAGGCGTACTTCTTCGGCTCCGATACGGTGATCGAGGCCATTGCGATTCCCGAGGAGGTGAGGGTCAAGGAGCCTTCGGACTACCAGAGGAAGCAGGGTCTCGCGTGGTACGGCATCTTCGGGTACAAGCTCCAGTGGGGCGACCGGAGGGTGGCGACCGACGACTGGCACGAGTCGAGGATCATCAAATGGGATTCGGCGGACGGGACGAACTCTTCGTCCGCATCGACGTATTCCCGGTCCTACAACTCGTGGGCATCCGCTTCCGAGTCTCTCGGCTGGTGCATCAGTCCCGCGTAACAAAACCATCGGGGGGAGGGGAGACCCTCTCCCCGTTTTAGAGGGACCGACATGGACTACAGCAATTTCATCACGAACATCGGGCAGTGGATCAACAGGCGGCACGGCGAGGCCGACGACATCATCGCGCAGCAGATCGTCGAGAGCCAGTACGAGCTTGAGAAGAAGTTTCCCCTGTGGTTTCTGATCGACGAGTACACGCAGGTCATCCCGGCAGGCGCCACGTCGACCAAGCTCCCGAACCACATCGTCCGGGTCCTGGACGCAGAGATCCTCGACTCGAACTCCTTCAGCTATCCGCTCATGTTCGGCACGCCCGCTATCATCCGCGACAGATACCCTTCGTTCCAGTCGACGAACCCGATCAAGGACAGGCCCCAGGTCGCATACGCCATGGGCCACGTCATCCGGTTCGCTCCGCAGGCCGACGCGCAGTACACCTTGAGATTTTGGGCGCACCACCATCTCGACCCGCTCGACCTGACGACGAACACGAGCAACGTCTGGACCACGACCTATCTTGCGACCCTGCGGATGAAGGTGCTCGTGGACCTCGAAGCGTTCCTGAAGGACGACGAGAGGATTCCGGTGTGGAAGACGCGGCTGAACGAGCTTCTCGACGACCTTGAATCGGAGACCCGCGACATGGAGAACGTCGGCATGCGCGAGGTCATGACCGACACGGAGGACGTGTATTGAACCCGTTTTCCATAAAGCCCTTCACCAAGGGGGTCCTCAAGGACATCCCCCCCCAGTCCATGCCCGTGGGCGGTCTGACCGACGCGCGCGGCATTCGGATCACGGACGCCTATGTGGAGCGCAGGAAGGGATACCGCAGGATCAACGACTGCGAGAGCAGTGACTACATCCTGGGGGTTACGCAGTTCCGGGACCTGAGCGGCCAGACATACATCTTTTTCGGAGACAGGAACTACCTCTACAAGCTCCCGTTCGGCATTACGAGGGAATGGGACGACGGCTACCCCTGGTGGGACGGGATCGGGTACGCCTGGGACCCGCTCAATGCGGGCATCTACCGGATCACGCCCAATGGCGAGATTCCGGTCTGCCCGTTTTCGAGCGTGAGTCTGTCCGAAAGCTCGTCCTCCATGTCGTCTTCAGTCGCCGGGACTCCCGAGTCCTTTACGGGCAGGGACCGCAGGATCGACCAGAACGACGCGACCAAGTGGTCGTTTGCCCAGTGGGGCAACAACCTGCTGGCGAGCAACTACGAGGAGCCTATCCAGATCATCCCGGGAGCAGGATTCGACCGGCACCGGACCCTTGTTTCGCACGGGCTCAGGGCCAGGATCGTGGACGTGTTTGCGAAGCACGTCATCGCGCTCAATACGGTCGATGAGCTGGACGGGGCGGTCCCGAACCGATGGTGGTGGAGCGGCCTGGGCAATGCCGAGGACTGGAGATACGACGATCCCGCGAGCGAGGGCGGCTTCCAGACGCTCCAGCCCAACTCTCAGCCCATTACCGGGGGCGCAGCGCTTCGTGACTCCTACGTCATCTTCCAGGAGCACATGACGCACCTCGTCAACTATGTTGGCGGGACGCTCGTGTTCGCAAAGCAGGTGGTCAATTCCCGTATCGGCGCTCTCTCTCAGGGGCTCGTGCAGAGCGCGGGAGATGTTGTGATCTTCTTCGGCCAGAACAACATCTATCGCTTCGACGGGTACAGCTTCGACGCGATCGGAGAGGGGAATAACCGCTGGATCTTCAAGGGTCTGAACATGGCGCAGGTCTCGCAGAGCTTCTCCTTCATCGACCGCAGCACGAAGGAGGCGTGGTTCGTCATTCCGCACTACGGCGACAGGCCGAACCTCGCCTGCATCTACGACATAACGAACAATCTGTGGACGTTCGAGGATATCGACGCCTCTGCTGGCTGCACACAGGACGGGCTCGACTATCCGACCATTGCCCGGACGCAGTTCGGCATAAGCTCGTCGTCATCGTCGAGCGCATCGTCCTCGTCGTCCTCGTCCATGTCCTCGCTCTCGTCCTCGTCGTCGAGCAGCTCCTCGGAAAGCTCGTCGAGCAGTTCGCAGAGCGCCTCTTCGAGCAGCTACGTCGAAGCGGACGCGGACGCGAAGTCGTATCTCATGGAAGTGGGAGTGACGGACAATGACGACGATTACCCGCGAAGCTCGTACTTCATAACCGGCGAGTACGACCTCGGGATGCCCAACCGGATCAAGGAGATCGCGGAGGTCTGGCCGGTCGTGGAGGAGTTGAGTAACGACATCCACATCTCGATAGGCTCGCGGGGCAGGATCTCGGACGACATTGTATGGGAGGAGCTTGAGCCGTACACGGACCAGGAGGTCATGGGTACGCGATCCTACGGCGTGTACCTTTCGTTCAGGGTAGAGGCGGACGGTCTGGACGACTTTTTCCGGCTCTCGGAGATCTGCGGATACGCGCGCGCGGGAGGGAGAAGGTAATATGGCGCAGGAGCGGTACATAGCCGTATATCCACCGGCATTGAAGCTGCCTGCTGGCGGCAACCCCGCGACGCACGCCCTTGAGCAGGGCATGGCCGCATGGTCGCAGCAGCTTCAGCAGTGGCTCTCCCAGGAGGTGCCGAAAATCCTGGGGCAGGCAACCGAGGTCACGGAGTATGTCACCACCGATGAATTAAGCCAGCTTCATGAGTCCGGGGTCGTGAAGGCGGACCTTGTGAAGCTGCACGACATCACCGTCGAAGCGGCACGGATAAACACCATCGGGAAAATCAAAGCCAGAGCCTACCGGAATGCGGCGCAGAGTATTGCGGGAACGACAAACGAGAAGATTCTCATCGACACCATCGACTTCGACACGGAGAACGTTGTCGATGTTACGACAAACAATCGCATCATACCGAATCTGGCGGGATACTATCAGGTTTCAGGCAATGCAAGGCTCGGCGATATACCTGATAGCGAGACATTTTACTGTAGCATATTTAAAAACGGGGAGCGGGTTTCGGGGGGAGCATATTTCCGTAGCGGGTCAATGGGGCAGGGCGTATCAACTGTTTCCGATCTCGTTTATATGAACGGCACCACGGATTACCTGGAACTCTATATTTATAACAGCTATTCATCGGCCTTGCCGCTTGTAGTGGGTCAATCGTTCCAGAACTACATCTCCATTGTGGGGCCGTTCTGAGGGAGCATGAATGACAGCGGAAAAGCGGGAAGACAAGCACCGGCATCATCCATAAGCAAGGAGGAACAACTATGGCATGGCACGAAGGGAAACCGGAATACAGGTCGAGTCCGAACTCGAAGGAGGTCAGGGAGAATTTCGCGTACCTGAAGGCGCTTGCGGACTTGCTTTCCGAATCCGGTGTTGTGAAGGCGGACCTTGTGAAGCTGCACGACATCACCGTCGAAGCGGCAGTTATCAACGCCGACAAACCTGCGAATAAAGGCACAGACATCACCGTAACAGTAGGCACCGGCGGTGATTATTCCACCATAAACGATGCCCTCGCCGACCTGAGCCGGTTCCATCCCGTCTACAAGCCCGGCGGCTTCAGCGCCGAGATCAGCCTGCTCACCGGGTACGTCATGGCGGAACAGGTGCTCATCTCGGGCATCGACCTCTCCTGGATCACGATCACCAGCGTGGACGCCGAGGTGACGATAACCAGGAGCGCACTAACCGTAAATTTTGGCGGCACCTACCCGGCATTCGGCGTAATCAGGGGGCGCCTGCCGGTAATCGGTGCTCTTTTCAGAATGGACACAAGCGGAATAGCGACCGGCAAAAATTTCATTACCGCAGGGGACGGGTCATTTGTGAAGGTGAGTGCATCGTGTGGCTGTCGGTATGCCGGAGCAAACGGTATTGCTCTATATGACGCAAGTAGCGCCATGCTCGCTAGTGCTAATTTTTCACATGCGACTGGTATTGGGATTTATGCGAATGGCGCCTGCGTAGTTCGGGCAAACAGCGCGAATGTCAGCTATGCCGGAAGCTATGGAGTATCGTCAACTTACGCATCATCAGTTAATGCCGCAAGCGCAAATGGCGGAAATACTTCATCGTATGGTTTTCATGTTGCATTAGGTGGGAATATTTCTGCTAGCGGTGTTACCGGAACACTGTCCCAGGCCGCGAACACCCTGACGGCGAGCGGGATCATTTACCAGTAAGGAGTAACCACATGCTGACAGTAATCAATCAGGACGGAACATTCAGCGGGGTTCAATATTACACCGACGAGCAGCGGTTCAGGGATCATCATGCAGCACTCGGGCAGGCATGTATATGGATAGGCAGGAAGATCGACGGCGAGAAGCCCGGTGTTCCTGCAAAGGAAGACCTTGACGCCAATACCGAATACGAAAAGGCGCTGGAGATGAAGCGCATCAATGAAGAGTCCGTGCAAATCATGCGCCCCATGGTGCTTGGTAAGGCAACCGCGAAGGAATCCGCAGACCTCACGGCCTTAGACGATGCGGCGAAGGCTCTTACCTCCACGGCGGCGAGGGCTGAATAGGGGTTTATGGGCGCCATAATATACGGATCGGGCTCCCAGGCGAAGCAGGGGGATGCGAGGATGATGCCTCCTACAATGCATACGAACAACTTCATGAACAAGTATTATATCACAAAACTGAACGATTGTCCAGCCTGGAGATAGGGTATGCCAAAATATCAGTTGAAACGCATTCTTCCGAGCGGAATCGGGCATGTATGGCCTTTGGTTCAGGAGGGCTTGGACACGCTGGCGAAGAAAGCCGGTCCCGCAGAGGAGACGGACGCGCAGATCCGGGATCTTCTGATGACGAATCCACGGTTCGCCCTGTACTTCGTGCTGGAGGACAGGAAGTATATCGGGTTCGTCATTCTGAGGATCGACGAAAACGCGCAGGGCAGACAGCTCTGCATTTACAAGGGTTTCAAGATCCCGGAGGCGGAAAAATTGGACAACGATCTTTTTTTGAGCTTGAAAACAATTAGCCAAGAGTGCGATTGTAAAAGCATGGCATTCTACAGCCCGAGAAGGGGATGGGCGCGGGAGGCGAAACGCCACGGGTTCAGGGAAGGTTACACGCAGTACATCATGGAGGTGAAGCAAGATGGCACTCGACACTGAAGCGATCAGGGCGGTACTCGCCCAGTACGGTCAGCCCACGGGTCCGAGCATGGCGGCTCCGGTAGGGGTCGATCCTCAGCAGGCCGCTGACATGGCGGCGCAGTCTTACGGAGTCATGAACAACGTCATGAACCGCATCTCGAACCCATCGATGATCGGGCGCAGTCCCATGTTCACGGCCCCGTCGTCTTCGGTTCTCACTCCTCGCTCGTCAAGGTCGATCCCCATGCCGACCCCGGCGCAGCCATACCAGGGAACGCTTCCCGCAGGGTTCGATCAGGGCAAGGCCATAGAGAAGATGGGCCTGCTCGGGAACGCGAGGCAGCAGCAGCCGCAGTACACGATTGACGATATCGTCAAACTGCTCGGCCAGTTGTACGCGCAGAATGCCGGATCGTCCGGGGATCGCGGCGGCCCCGCGATCAACCTCATGGGGGCCAATCCGACAGGAGGCTTCAGCGGCAACCCTTACGGAGGCGGCGGGTACGGCGGGCTCGGAATCGGGAATCCGGGGTCCTACGGAGGCATCAACGATCCGGCGCTCACCTCTGTCGGTCTTTACAGCGGGGTCGGGTCGGACTGGGGCGTCTCCACGAACGAGTGGGGGCATTCCGATCCAGAGCGCAGCAGCGGGGGTCCCGGGCGCGGAGTAGGAGGGCGATAAAATGAGCAGCGGCGGCGGCGGAGACACGACAACGGTACAGAAGGCCGATCCCTGGGAGGGGCAGCAGCCCTATCTCAAGGACATCTACGCGCAGACCGGAGGGCTTTACGGTTCGGGGATGGGATACACCCCGTATTCCGGCCCTCGCGTCGCGGGACTGAGCGACATCCAGCGGCAGGGCATGGAGACCGCCTACCAGAACATTCTCAGCGGCAACACCCC